AATGGATACTGCGCCAGCGATAAGAGCCGACTTCCATACTTCTAGGTCTGGAGCAATAACAGCAGCACCAGTCACCACGCCAAGGGCGTTGGTGAGAAAAAGTGCAACAATTCTGCCTGCAATGTCTTTTGCCTTATTCATTTTTCTCCTTAATAAATACACCAACAAGGTGTACAGTTAATGCTACTAAGGTAATTTGCCAACCCAAGGAACGGGTCTTGCCAGACAGGGTAATTAAAACCATGCCTGTTCCAGCCAAAGTCCAAGTAAGACCATGAATTTCAGAAAAAAACCTTTTCACCCTAATAGGCTAATTGTTCTACGGGAACTTCCTAGAACCAACAGCAGCCATTGCTGCACCAGCAGCAACAGCAATAAGGGTTCTACGAGTATCAACAGGAATATTAGACCCCACGGGAACATAATCACCTAGGTCCGAGGCAAAGATGTCAATACTAGTTTCAAACTGTATACGAATCTCCTCAGGCGCAGATTGAACAGCCTCAATTAATTCAGAAACCTGCTCAACAGTCAACTCATCAACCTGCAAAGCCTCAAACACCTTCTCAGCATTGTCCACGCTAATAACAGCCAAAACTTCTGGGCTTGTGGCTAAAGCGACAGCCTGCTCCTGAGTAGGAGGTTCCTCTTGATTTAGAATCTCATCAACAACCTGTTCAACTTGTTCAGGTGTTAACTTCTCAAAAATTTCTTGTAATTCCTCAATGGTGGTTGCTTCAGCAACCAAAGCCTGAACTTCTTCCTCAGCCAGTGGCTCTAAATTTGGCTCCAAATTTGGCTCTAAGGTTGTGGTAGTATCTTCGGGTGCTTCAGTTGTTATTGTCTCTAATTCAGTTGTTGTGGTTTCTTCTTCAACTGTCGTGGTTGTTTCTTCGGGAAGCATCTCCTCTGGGATGGTTTCCTCTACTAGTGGCTCTGTGGTGTTTGTCTCGTCTGGTTCAGGCTCTACAGGAACAGAAGTATCAACGGGTTCTGGCTGAATTATTTCAGGCTGTGTAACAGGTGTAGGAACCTGTGGTGGTTCAGTCGTTGTCGTTGATGTTGTTGTTGTTGTCGTAGTTGTTAATGTTGTTGTCGTAGTTGAAGTAGATGTCGTGCTGGTCGTTGTACTCGTACTTGATGTTGATGTAGTTTCTTGAACTATCGTAGTAGTCGGGTTGGTGGCAAGGACAGTCGTTTCGGGGACAATAGTAGAAGTAGTCGTTGTCAACGCTGTGGATGTTGTTGTAAATTCCCATAATGAAAGATTACTTATCGTTAAGTGACCAGCCTTACAGCATGAATCAATTGAATATTGTCTAAAGGTAAATATATCACCAGCAGTAACAGTAACCGTTTTTGTTCCCGAAGCCTGATTCTGCTGTGTTAGCAAAGTATAAACATTGTTCACACCATATTGTGGTGGGTCATAAACCCACCCATCATGCGTCCAATACGACCAATCAAAAGAAACGCTAAGGACACCTTCAGGAATTGTGGTTTCAATTTTAACCCAATTAGCCCCACCACACCCACCACCATCAGGTCCAGTAAGAACAATACTATTATCAACTACATCTACAAAACCTGTGGCACAAGACTGCGAAGCGGTCCAGTCGCCTAAACCATCTGCTTTAGCAACTGTTGACCATAATGCCAGTATTGCTACTGGCATAAAAATTATCCAGCGAGTGTTGCGACCCACATTATTCAGGTACTACAAACTCATCAAGTTCAGCATTGTAATAATTACCTATGCCCGCAAACTTGCTACGAAAGTTTCCGTTGTAACTTGTTTGCAACCATTCTCCATTAATCCCACATGAAGCAATAAATGCTTGTCCAATTGGTTCGCTGTCTGGGAACGGCAAATTATCAACCTGCTGATTGCCAATAACCAAAACTTCCACAACTCTTTTTTGTTCGTTAATTTTTGCAAAGTGTGCCATTATGCAACCACCAAAGTTCCTGTTGCCGTATAATTCCAATAAGTGTACGAACCGTCGGTTCCTGTTGTATATGTTCCCGTTGCTGAAATTGTTAAACCTGTTGCGGAGGCTGTTAGGTATCTAATGACGACACGCCCTGAACCACCTGCGCCACCGCTTGAAGCGGAAGTTCCAGCACCACCACCTCCACCACCAAAGTTTGCAGTTCCACTTGTGCCAGCCCCACTAGAACCGCCCGTGCCAGCATTCGTTCCACCAGCAGCACCTGTCCCAATAGCACCGCCACCTCCACCAGAACCATAAACTGACGAAGTGCCATTGTAAGCATTAGTTGTACCAGCACCGCCAGCACCAGCAACCGAAGTGCTTGATGCGTTAGAACCACTAGCACTCGCACCACCACCACCACCGCCAGCACCGTTACCGTTACCTGATGATTGCGCCGTACCGCCAGAGTTTCCTTCACCTGAAACACCACTACCGCCAGCACTAGTACCGCTACCACCAGCACCAGAACCACCAACAGAACCAGCAGAAGTAGTTCCGCCACCACCGCCGTTAGCCGAACCAATAAAACCTGATGCCGTACCGTTTGCTGCTCCGTTTATCGGATTAGAACCGCCAGCACCAACTTTCACCGTGTAAGTACCTTTAACAATTGTTGCTGACGAAACGACCACACCACCACCGCCGCCACCACCAAAACCATGTGTAGCGAATGTGCTTGATGTTGCACCGCCACCGCCACCAACCATCAAAAAATCAACAGCCAATGTTGGAGTGCTAGTTGCTGGTTTACCCCAAGACGAAACGCTTAAGTCTGATGCTGTTCTTGCAGGGAATCTTGAAGTCATTGTTATCCCTTAAACTGTTGTTATACGGTTAACATACCCGTGCATTACGATAACATTGGCTGTAGCAGCAAATGCACGAACAACAAGCGCAGTAGCATTACCCTTAATTAGGTTACCTGCCACAACCAAATACAAACCGTTTTCGGCAGGAACCGTATATTCAATATGGTCATCTGGTGAAGCAACGCCACCCCATTCAACAGTTAACTTAACTGCTGTTGCCGAAGTGTTAACTGCATACAACCAGATTTCATCAATTATAGATGTGTTAGTTGAACCAGTATGAATAGTCGTACCAGCAGTAGCGGTAGCGGCAACTTTAATGCCTTTACCGTCTGTTGAACCACTAAGAATTGTTTTGCTAAATGTTGTTGCCATAATAGTATTCCTTTTGTTCCTTTACCAAATTAAACTGTATATTTGCTGTTCAACCGTATCATAACGGTCAAAAACCCGTAATTCTAACCACTCATCAGCGTCATCAATAGTAAAATTAAGAAAATCAAACTCCAACGGATAAACCCGTACAAAGTAATCGTTTACCAAATCTCCTAGAGTTGCGCCCGTAGCACCCTGTGCCACATAAAACTCATAAGCCAAAGTGCCACGATACTGCAAACCTTTTTCAGACCAGAAAGCATACAACAAGTCACCCAAGGTTTGACCTGATGATGGATATGACCCTGCTAGAGCCTCAAACATCGCATCATTAGTTGTTGTCATAATCTCTCATCTTCCTAGGTTCACCCTCACAGCATGAATCCTTAAAGCCACACTCAGGGCAACGCCATCTGGTCGCAACAGGAGGATACTCACACCCACAAGTCGGACATTCTATCGTTGAACCCACTATTGTGCTTTTAGTTCCTTACGGGACTCAACCTCAGATTGAGCGACTGACGCTATGAGGCTGTCTAGTTCGGCATCGGTGATTTCTGAGGGTTTGCTGGAGTGTTCTACATGGACTTGCGTTGGGGCTAGACGGTTGGTGGCTTGCAAATACAGTTTGGCGGAGTTGTTGTCGCCTGCTAAAGCACGCTCATAAAGATTATCCAATAGTTTTTGGGTTCGTTCTGGGGATTGTTGGAGTTCGGATACTCGTTTTTCCCATTCCATTTTGAACGCTGGTTTTTTTTTCCATCTGCGTAAAGTCGTTTCATCTACGCCTTCTAGTATTGCATATTTTTCTTGTGAGGATGGTACACGGTTTGGTGGTGGGACCATTAGCCAGTTTAAAAACTTTTCTTGCCTTGGGTCTAAGATGTTGTCCATGCTATTAGATGGAATGTTCCCAACTTGTATTGAACTTGTCTAGGGAACACAGGGAACAAGGGTGGGGGGAACCTACGGAGGGGGGTAGGATAAATAGGTACACTGAGCCTACTGGCGAAGTGTACAATAGTGAAGGTAAGGATAAAACCATCTTATAGATGGTTTTGCTAATTGTTGTTTTAGCATGGACAAAAGGGCTTATGGGAACATTACTTGTAATTGTAGGAACAGCGTTTGCTACCTTGTTTGGTATAGCATTGTTTTTGAGAGCATTTTTCAAAACTTTAGAAAGTTTTGATTACGATATTGAATACGAAATGGACAAATATTATGAAACCAAAAGACGCTAGCCCACCAACAAAAGACCCTGAGGTGATTCAGGGCGCACGCATGTATCTACGGGACAATGTTATGCCATCAATCCGCAAACAAAGTCTATCTAGAGAATATAAGAGTCCGAAACGGTTTGTTAAGGCTATGATGGACACAATCACCGAGGGTGATATATCACAGAAGTTCTCTGATGGTGACTGGCAACCAGTAGCAGAAAACATGTTGATGCAACTATGGCAAAATCAAAACAAAATGCGAGTAAAACGACCATAATGGCTGCTAAGAAACGCCGTCAACCAGTAGTACCTGATAGGTATGATGACGCTTTAATACGAGCAATTAAAAAAGCAATTCAACTACCTGAAGGCAATGATAAAACTGTGTATCGTTCTGACCTTGCACCATTAAAACCAGAAAAACTAAAACCATATAAATCAGATTACAACTATTATCGTCCAATGAACCCATGGGACCCAAATCTGCCACCAGAAGTAAAAAGAATGTACACCACTAAAGCAAAGAAAAACAAACGCAAAGGCATGACTGCATAATGGCTAGCAAGAAGAAGAAGCCAGCGATTGAGTTGCCAAACCCACCACAATCCTATTATGATAACGCTATGCCACGCAAACGACAACTGCGCAGCAAGGACGAAATCTATACTGGCAACAGCCGAGGCACAGTAGGAATATATCGCAAACCTAAGAAGAAAAAGATTATGTTTGCAAGACCTGAAGTAAAACTAAACCAAAACAAACGATTCATGGAAGCATAATGGCAACCTCAAAACCATCACGGGACCCACGACTAGCAAAAGCAGGCGTATCAGGCTACAACCAGCCAAAACGCACACCAAACCACCCAACCAAATCCCACATTGTCGTAGCAAAATCAGGTGGACAAATCAAAACCCTAAGGTTCGGGCAACAAGGTGTAAAAACCAACCAAACAGCAGGACAAAACGAAGCGTTCAAAAACCGTCATGCCAAGAATATCGCTAAAGGACCCATGTCACCAGCATGGTGGGCAGACAAAGTGAAATGGGACAAATCAAAAACAGCCCAACCAAAAAACCAGAAATGGGTCAAAGGCTCATAAAATGGGATACACCAAACCACAACTAAGAGCAAGAATAGTTTCAGCCGTCAAGGCTGGAACCGCAGGCGGAAACGCAGGACAATGGTCCGCACGCAAAGCCCAACTAGCAGCACAACGCTACGAGAAGGCTGGCGGAGGTTACACAGGAACCAAAACCAAAGCCCAATCCAACCTAAGTAAATGGACATCCGAAAAATGGACAACCAAATCAGGTAAACCATCCACCCAAGGACCCAATGCCACAGGCGAAAGATACCTACCAAAAGACGCAATCAACAGACTATCAACATCAGAATATGCTGCCACCACAAAAAAGAAGCGTGAAGGCACAGCCAAAGGAAAACAGTTCGTTCCAAACACCAAAACAGCACGGACAGCAGGACGAGCAGCCCGAAAAAAATAACACAATATATTTTTTTGTGTGCCACCCCCCGTATAAAAATTTCACAAATCGGCTCTACCTCCTTATATAAATAAATATACATAGGGGCGTACCCCCCCATGCCCCCGTGTGCCATGTGCCATGTGGCTGTGCGAGGTTGGATTATGGTTTCGGCATTATGAACAGTGCCATAATGTGCCTATTGTTGCAGGAATGTGCTAATCGTAGGCGCATGACGGGGGTGCATGAGCCGAGGCTCCAACCAATGCATAATCTTTTGGGGTCATATCGGGTTTTTGCCAACATGCGGAATTGGCGTGTGATTTTCGTAAGCGCATTATGCATGCAAAACACCCGTGAAAATTCGGCGTAGAATTGGTGCTTGAAATTTGTTTTGGGCTGTGTCTAAAGTGTTTGGCATCGGAATCGGCAACGGTAACTAATGAGGGTAGCGTCTCATTGGTAGGGTCACCACAACCGAACGAAGTGCTGAGCAATACGAATCGGCACACCACACAGCGACACCTCATGGCGAATGTCATGGGTTATGGATGGCTGTTGGAGTCGCAGGGCAACCTATTCTTCCACAATGAAATGTGGAACGGCGTAAAGCGACACGAACAATGTTTGCATTGTTCAACTTAGTTGATGCATGGACAATCTGTAGATTGTGTTTGGTGTTGACCCCATTAGATAGCCGAAGGCTTAGTTGGTTTCGGTAAAGTGACGGGGAACGGGACATGATTGGAATTACATGCAAAGACATGAAATGTCATCCTGAGCGACAATAACTACAGGATGTCACGGGAGGCTGGCAGGCAGTCAGCATGCTGGTAGTGATGGACGCATTATGCTAGAGTCATTACTGGTTGGAACGGGGTTCAATTCCTTGTCTTTCCGCTATGTTCAATAGAACATAAAAGATACACACTATTACAACTGGAGGTTGTAACATTATGAAACTAGAAGCAATGTCAGTGACTGTGACACCATTCAAGAATGGTGTTCGTAAGAATGTTGGCAATTGGTCGTTCGTGGATAACAATGACGACAACTTTAGTTATCGTCAAATTTTGCATCACGGAACTCTCTTGGGAGAGTTTTACACGAACCGTGACAATGTGAATTGGGGCTTCGCCCCGTTGTCCACTGGTTGGGGTTCTGCATCGGACCAAATGGGTATGAATAAAATCCTGAAGGATTTCGGTTGGACATTCCGTAGGAATGGTGGCGAGGCTCGTTTTGAGCATGTTTCGGGACGCAAGTTCCCTAACTGACTTTGGTCAGTCGGACGAAATAGCACACCGATTTGGTGTGGGCAGTGCAATTCTGCTATCGTCCACTATGGTGGACTCAGCCAATGGGGTTGAGTCATTAGATGTCCGTGAACGGACAGCCATTCAACACATAATGGGAGGATAACATTATGGCAACATCAGCAAACACAGTTGTATCTATTGATACAAACAACAGGAGAATCACTTTCCGTACCGATACAGGTCGGGAATATGGGACTCACATCAGCAACCTAAGCAAAAACGAACTTATCAAGGTTGGCTCGTTCCTTCAAGTCAAGTGGAACGGCACACCAATGCACAAGACAGTCGCTGAGATTGCTGGCATCGTAGATGAGGCTTTGGCACAGTTCAAAAGTGTTCCACAACCTACGGTTGAGAAGCCAATCGTTCGTACTTCGGAACCTGTCCCTGCTAAAGCAGTTGTGCCAACTGGTTCATCGTTGGATGCTGTAATTGCAACTATGGTTGCAAACATTATGGAAACCATCCCTGTCGGGATTGACGAGGACAAGGTTCGTGACATCGCTAACGATGTTTTCGCTCCGATTGCGATGGACCATGCAGTGGCGTTGTCACGATTGACTCAAAAAATTGAGGCAATGCAACCGAAGGTTACACAAATCGTCATCAAGGACCGTCCGACAGTTACCCTAAAGGGTGTTCAACATATGGCTTTTGCTGACATTATGATGTCAATATCTGCCCGTTGCAACACTTTCCTTGTGGGTCCTGCTGGCACTGGCAAGACAACGATGGTGCAACAAGTTGCTGATGCTTTGGGTTTGCGTTTTCATGCTGAAAACTTGACAGCCGCAACTACCGAGTATTCCCTAAAGGGCTTTACTGATGCCAATAGCGGTTACAAGGCAACTCCACTTCGTGAATTGTTTGCGAATGGTGGCGTTTACTTGTTGGATGAGATTGACAATGCGAACCCCAATGTTTTGGGGGTTCTCAACAGTGCCTTGTCCAATGGCTTTATGGCTTTCCCTGATGGCATGGTGCAAAAGCATCCCGAGTTCATCGCTGTTGCGGCAGGTAATACTTACGGCAACGGTGCAACGGCAGAGTATGTAGGACGGAATCCGATTGACGGTGCAACTTTGGACCGTTTCGCTTTCTTCAATGTTGACATTGATGAAGCGGTAGAGGATGCGATGCTTGCAGGGTTCGGTTTGCCTACGGCAACTGCTACTGCTTGGGTCAATGCGGTTCGCAAATCCCGTCAGAATGTCGCTGATAGCGGTTTACGAGTCATCGTGTCACCACGAGCCACAGCGAACGGTGCAGGGTTACTTGCTCAGGGCATGGACATGGACAAGGTGTACAGTGCCACAGTCCTGAAGGGTGCAAAGCATGACCAAGTTGAGAAAATCCGTCAAGGTGTAACCTTGACAGTAGCCGCTTAGTCCATTACGATTCAACTGGAGGTTGAATATGTCAAATACAAAACTTATGCAACTTGACGGCAAAGCCGTTTATGTTGATTATTTCAACTCGTTTGGCGAGATGCTCAACTATGTTGAACGCAACCCAAAGTTTGCACAATCCGACAAGGATGGCACACAGGGTTGGGATGGGATGCGGAACTTTGCTGATGCATCACAATTAGCCCGTGATGGTTGGCATGATGTTCGTCCTGAGGTTGATAAGTTGCTCAACCAAATGTCGGATGTCATTGCTGAGCGTTTGGAAATTGCTCCTGCGATGACATGGAATGTCGCTGGTGGTGTTGTGGATGTTGGTCGTTACTGTGGTAACGAACCGATGTGCATGATTGATTTCCCGATGGAACCACAAGAGCGAATGGGCAAGGTGGTCAAAATGTTTATTGACTACGGTGCATCGGCTTCGTTCAGTGGCGATTTCATTATGAAACGGGGCATTGTGTTGTTGGCTCTTGTGGATACTTTGCAGAAACTTGGTGTTTCTGTTGAGATTTACGGCGAAACAGCAATCTCTAGTGGCGGTACGATGCACACCACGGTAACGAAGTTACATGACCCAACAGACAAGTTGGACATTGACGAACTGATGTTCACTTTGGCTCATCCTGCGATGCTTCGCCGTATGGCGTTCGCTGTTCGGGAAATGTCATCCTGTGCCAAATCAATCAGTGCTGTTCAGGGAGGTTCGTATGGTTCAACACGCCACACGATGTATGCCCCGACTGTCAATGCTGATGTTCGGATGGAACGCTTGGAACATGCGGCAACACAGTGCATGGAGAATCCTGTGGAATGGGTTATGCAAACCATTACTGGTTTGAATCTAGTGTAGATGTCCATTGGTGTAACAGGGTGGTGATTTTATCCTCCGCTACCTTGTTACACCTTTGGTGTAAAATATAAACAACAACACAACCTTGGAGGTTGAAATGAAAAAGCAATTAGCACGGACATTGTTCATGTGGGTCTTGTATGGGGTCACATTGTGGGTTGGTTTTGGGTGGTTCGGTTTACCGAACGCTTTTATGCCAATGTTTATGACCTTTTTGGGTACTTCAGTACCTTTGGGGTTCGCTTTATGGGAGTCATTCATCTTTATGGGGATGAATGACCTAAGAAAAGATGCACGAGATGCAGAGTTGGAAACTTGGGCGAGAGATTTTTTCTCACCTTTGAAAGAGAATCAGTCATGGGATGTCAGTATTCCTGCACCGAATGGTTACCAGTTTGAAATTTGGTGGAATGGTGCGTTAGTGATGTGGCAAGCGGAACTGTGGGACATGACAGTTACACCAATTGCGATATGTGACCGTGATGTGTTTGTCACTAGGGACGAAGCGATTGATTGGTTTGTGAAGCAATCAAAGATACTTGACAAGTTCTAAGGTAATGTGTAAAATAACTAGTGTAAACCGATTGGAGGTGAGTGATGCTTACGAACTACAAAGAGTGGTCAACGGATGAACTGTTGAAGCAGTTGCAAAGCAACCGTGTTGTTGTGTTCAACATGAACAACGACAGCACAGCGATTGTTGATATTCTAGAAACTAGAATAAAAGACATGAAGGAGGTCATGTACAACGACTAATAGATACAACACAACTGGTAAGGATGAAATGTCCCCAATAGGGGACATACACGAATAGTTTTTCGTGCTGATGATTCCAGTCCGAATCTGTACCTTGGAGGTATGTTATGAGTAAGCAAGTGGCAGGGGCATTTATGCCCAGTGGTATAGGCAAAGAGATTGAGCCTGTAATGGTTGGCGATTACAAACATATTCAGTCGCTAATTGGCGGTTGTTTTGATGTTGTCACAACTAGGGTTGGTGGTAACGAAATCGTTGGTTATGTCCATGATGAGGGTTTGCTGATTGGTTTGGAACAAAACTGGTTTGCCAGTGCATTGTTTGAACGCAACTTAGTGGGTCCTTGCGTTATCATTGGTGGTGAGTCACCTGACGGATATTGTGATGGTGACAGTTATGATTTGCCTGAAAATTTCTTTCATTTCCTTGCAACGAAGTTCACGGAACATGTTGCTGACACATACAACGAGGCTACGACAGCAACGATTGTGTTGGAACTTGCCCAAAAGTTTGGTCTTGCAACCGAGGACGAACTCAATTTGCTTGTTAGCAAAATGAGTGACGAGATGAACACAGGTCAAAAGGGTGATGCCATGGAAATGCTGATTTCATTGACTAATCGGGTCAACGACCAGTTGGCTGATATGGCTAGCAAAGTAAAAGGCACGCAGTTGGTCAATGAAGTTGAAGAATTTTTGAAAGGAAATTCATAATGTCAGATAGCCCAGTTGAGCAGTTGGTGGGTCGGGGCAAGTATGAGTGTCCGACCTGCGAGAACACTATTGAGGTGTTCGTTCGCCTCAGCGAACTTCCGTTATGTTGTAATCATGCAACAGGTAAAATTCAAATGCGAAAGGTAGGTAAATAGATGAGTTGCCCAATATGTAATGGTCCGATTCCTAATGCCATGCATGAAGGAAAGTATTGCGGCGCAATATCTCGTGTTGATAACAAAACCGAGATTTGCTCCGATTGTGGTGTTCGTGAAGCGATTCAGGATTTCAACCGTAACCGTAGGTCGGTGATTGTTGATGCGTAAATTCAAAGCACGACATTATCCTGCGACAGAACTGTTGCGAATGTTTCGCCCTGAAACCGAGGACACGATTATTGCACAAGCATTGGGGATTCATCCCCAAATTGTTAGGAAATGGAAATATAAAAACACACAAATAAACCAGTGGTTTGCTGACAAGTATGCGATTCGTTTGGGTATGCATCCTTCGGCAGTATGGAATGATTGGTTTGAGATGGAGGCAGAACAAGTATGAAAGCACATGACCAAATTTTTGATGTTGAGCAGAACATGAAACAAGTTTTCGGAGATAACCTTGCATTGGGGTTGTGTCTGAAATTGATTTATGATTTGACAACTGACGAGCAGTGGCAAAATTTAGTAGAAACAACGCTACAAGCAAGGCGGTTAGCAAGTGTGTGATGACCATGGTTTGGATGATGTTACACCTATCGGTGTGAACATATCCTCCGATGCCATAAATGGTATGTGGATGGGTGACCGTATTGCATACATAAAAGGTTATGACCTGACAAATAGGCATGATGTTTTGGCATGGTTGGAAGCAGTAACACAAGTGCATGACCAGTTTGTTTCCGAGTTCATGGGTGATTCGTTTGATGAGTTGCAACTGTTGGAATTACCAACGAACCCGTTGCAACGATGGATGATTATTCGTGACTCGGTAACAAAAATCATAAACCAATTTCAAAATGTTACCAGTGTTCTTCAAGTAATTGACCAGTTGGGTGTGTCCCTAGATGAGTACATGACAGCGTTCAGCACAAATAAGTTCGGTGGTTATATTGACCGAGCAACCTTTGCGGAATTTGAATCCGACATGCTGAAGGAACGCCCAAATTACATGAAATTAGTGCGTAAATACGGGCTAAATCGCAACATGGTGAAAAGTTTCCAAGAACTGTACGAACCAATAGTGGTTCGTACTTATGGTCGTGGAAACAACATGGGGCTAGTTAGAAAAGAGTTCCATGAAATGATTATGGCGGGGACAATATCAAACAAAGAAATAGTCAGAATAATAAATGAGAAATACGGGACCAATTATGTTCCTGACACAGTTCGCTGGCACAAGCGACAAATGAAAAAGAAGGATGTATAACTATATGTGTTACTATTTGTCCATGCTAATTATTGGAGGTTATAAATGAGAATAGATAGAGTCAATCAGAAAATCTTTATTAGACAATCATGGTTAGGTGACATGACTATCTGCCCTGAGCGTGCAAGGCTTGGTCAGATTCGTCCTGAGTTTCGGACAGGTTCCGATGCGACAATCATCGGAACATCGTTACATGCTGGCATTGAGTCGGTGCTTGATGGCAGGTCATCCGAGTTCGGTGACATGCTGAAAGCGGTACAAACCGAATATGAAATGCTGGAGCAAACAAATTATAAAAAGACCAACATTGACCCAGACAAAATTCCTGCGTATCTGGAGTCTATGTCACTTGCGTTTTATGATGGCATCTTGCCACATGTTGAGCAAGGCGGAAAAGTAGAACACAAGTTCACATCCTCATTGGGTTTTACCATCAACGGCTACGCCGTTTATGTTGAAGGAACAATGGATTATGTGACACCTAGTGGTGTTATTTGGGACTGGAAAACAGCCAGCCGCCAATACAACATTAAAGAGAAACAGAAATCCAACATTCAAGCCAGCGTTTATGCTGACGCTTGTGTGTCGTTGGGGCTATCACCTGAGTACCCAGTTGATTTCCGTTTCGGTGTTATGGTCCGTCAAGAGAAACCTAAATCACAAATCGTTTCCATCGTTCGTACCGAAGCGCATGGACAATGGTTGCGTCAATACATTCGTGGTGCAGTCAACACAGCGATGAACAACGGTTACGAAAACAACTGGATTATGAACGATTCTTCAGCACTATGCTCGGAATCATGGTGCAGTTACTGGAGCATCTGCAAAGGTGCGTTTGTTCGTGCTGGAGATGACGCTTTCCCTGAGCAGTTGGATGTCTGACATGTCCATGCTATGCTCTAGTTTAGTTCACGAACGACACGGCTCGGTCACCTCCAGTCAAGTCGTGTCGTTCACTAATGTAATACCAAACCAACAAGCAGGAGGCTTGAAATGAATACCATCAGCAAAGACCAATCCATAATCACACAGGTGGCTGCAAAAATTGCTGCCGACCTGACACCTAAGACAGATGACATTATGACGAACATCGCTAATTGGGCGATGGCGTTTGATGCCACTACTGATGCCCTGTTGCAAAAGCATGGCATGACCTCAGGTGGTATGACCGAACAAGAAGTAGCACAGGCTGTTATTTCAACCTTCGGTGCAACACCAGTAGAAGCACCAGCACCACAGTGGGCTAAAGAAGCATCTGCACCAGCAGGTGGCTTTCAGGTCCGCATCAAAGGTCAGCAACACGGTCCAATTCCAGCATGGCTACATGCAGAATGTGCCAAGGTTGGCGTAAACGAAGTGTGGGACAACCGTGACGGTTTGCAAGCAAACCCTAAGCGTCCTTGGTTCAAAGCCGTAACAGGCGACAAGGCGTTTTGGGAACCACGAGCAAAACGATAAACAAACATGACACCTGCTCCTGATTACACGGAGCGTTGGGCAAAGATTGGACGGGGCGAGAACATCGCCCCGTCCGATTTGTCTATAACGCCAAAATTCAATTACTTTACGCCACTTGAAAAAGCGGCTGATGATTATGTCCATTGGGCGCAAACCCCACACGAACGAGTTTACACAGGCTTCGCTGACATTGATTCAGAGATGCGAGGGATAGCACCAGCAGAACTATGCCTAGTGAACGGCTACTCACATAGCGGTAAAACACTGGCATTGCTACAGATACTTGTAGCGAACAAAGACAAACGAGTTGTGTACTTCTGCCCCGATGAGCCACGCACACTAACGCTGATTAAGTTGGCGTGTGTAGTCCATGGTGTTGATGCGAACCAGTTGGAACAACAAATCGCCAACAATGACCGTCAAGCCATAAATCTGTTGAAAGACACAGCACGAGAACACTTTCCGAACCTAGCGGTATTTGACCAAACAGTTTCACTGTTGGACATGGAACGCTCGTTGTCCGAAGTATCGGATGCGATTGGTGACCCACAACTTATTGTTGTTGACTATTTAGAACTGTTGACAGGTGCTGGCGAGGATGTTCCATCCAAAGCCAACGCAATCAAAGCGTTCGGTAAACGCCACAACAAGCCTTTACTTGTGTTGCACCAGTCATCACGGTCATCAGGTGCTGATGGAAAGAAAATGACCATCAGTTCAGGTGCATATGGTGGCGAACAGCAAGCGACACACATCATTGGTGTACGCCGTAAACGGTTTGAAATTGAAGGTTACATTCGTGACCTGCAAGGCAAACTGGAGCGTTCCGCAAACACCGAAAAGATTATGGAAAAGATTGAATCACTACAGTACGAGTTGCGTATCCACATGGATACCGTCACACTCAACTTGGTGAAGTGCAAGCGTCCTGCTTCGCAGTTGCTTGACGATATGGATTTTACAATTGAATACGGAACAGGTCGTTTGCATCGTCTTGACACAGGTGTGTTGCCATGGAAAGAAACACGCCCTAGCGTGGACAATCCACTAGAACAACTAACACTTGCAGAAACCTTGGAGGACTGGTGATACCTGACTATCTGACACAGCCATACATAACTTTGTTTCGTGGCAGAGGTGATGTTTATGGACATAATGAGGGTCGCTGTGTAAAAGAGCAGTTGACAAACGATGTGTTCCAAAAACATTTCTCAGGTGAAGCACCAATCGGTATTTATCCGTTGGTCCCACACTTTGAACAGTTTTATGTTGCATGGGGTTGCGTTGACTTTGACACAGCAGACGCAGACCAAAACGCAGTGAAACTACATGACGCATTGCTAGAAGCAGGCATCGTGTCATGGATAGAGAAATCACGGTCCAAAGGATTCCATGTTTGGGTATTCGCTGAACAGGCTGTCCTTGCTGAGGATATGCGTAACATGCTGGTCGTTGCATCACATGTTGCTGAAACACCAACCACAGAAGTAAACCCAAAACAAACCACATTGAAAGCAGGACAATATGGCAACTATGTTAGGTTACCGTATCCGAATTTGGATGACCGACAAACTGACAAGCAACGCATCTTTCACAAGAAAGATGTTGAATCGGGTTCCTTTGACAATCCGATGGTCTTTAGTGACTTTATTGAATCGGCTATGTCGCTTCGTACCTCGCAAGAAACGATTAAGCGCATCGCATCCATGTATCAGCCACCCAAGCAAGCAACGGTTGTCGTAAATGATTATGTTTATGATGCAACTCTCAGTGAGGCTATGCAGATACTTAGCCCGTTGGGTAAGGTCATTTGGCGTGACGGACCGCTAGCAGGCAAAGACCGTTCATCTACACTGGCGAAACTAGGTCATGAAACTGTTCGCAGTGGACTGAACCCAAGCCAAACCAAAATCGTGTTGATGACAGCAGACAAACGGTGGGGCAAATATCATTTGCGCCACGATGGTGAACTAGAAATAGACAAACTAGTTGTCAGAGTGCATTCGTGAAAACACTTACTGAATATCCGTTGATGCACCTCACCGCTAAAGAGGTGGTTCAACTGCGCCAATTCACAGAAAACTGCAAACAAAACAAAACTCAACACCAAGTTACTGACCAAAAATACACAACCGAAGCCACAGAAAAAGGCATCATTATGCTAGGCAAATCGGGAGAAGTAATTGTCTCCCGATACTACAACGCACCTATAGATTGGGACATCTATATTGGCGCAGACAACGGTTTTGATACCACTATAAACAACAAAAAAACTGAAATCAAAACATCAAGCCAAAAAAATCTTATTATAAACGACCCTGAATATTGCAAATATGGGCTATGGAAATCCGACACCGAACAATGCATTATTGTGTGGTGCGACCAGCCAAAAGACCAATGGGAAAACATCGGTACAAACACACAATTTCAAATAATTGGTGGAACAACACGAGAACATTTTTTTGCAAACTCCCACAAATCGGACTACGGCTATGGACCTAGACTGACCCTTGCCGCAGACAAACTAGTACATCTATAAAGGAACACACAAAATGACAACAATACTTGCAATCCAAGGTGAGGACTACTGTGCAATCGGTTCCGACTCACAATGGACAGATGACTATGGGCGAGTAGGACGCATGAACCAACCCAAAGTAGTTACCGTAGGTAAATATCTGATTGGCGTAGCAGGAGACACTCGTGGTGCGAATGTGGTTCAACATGCGTTCAACCCACCAGTACTCCCACCCAAACTCGTTGGCGCAAAACTTGTGAAGTTTATGGTGTCACACTTTGTCCCCGCCTATAAAGAATGTTTAGAAGCACATGGTGCAGGCAGACCACAATACGATGACCAGCCAGCGCAATCAGCAAACGAGATACTCGTTTGCGCTAATGGCACAGTGTTTCAAATTGATGAGGATTATGGAACAGAAACAGACACATGCAACCTGTATGCAATAGGTTCAGGTGGACACTTCGGTTTAGGTGCATTGCAGGCTTACACAAACGGGAAGCGTGTCGTACAAGCAAATGCTAAACAGTTGTTGCTCAAATCGTTAACAGTTTCCGCAAAGTTTGATAGCGGTTCAGGCGCACCATTCCACACCTTCATACAGACAGCGAAACCATAATGGGAATAGAATACTCTAAGAAGCGTTATAAACAAGTACAAAAAAAGAAAGCCGCCATCATACCGAAGGCTGGACCAATCAAAGTAACGAAGGCTGACGGAACTGTAGAAATACAACCCGTTGACCCCAAGGCTGTACGCAAGACCATTAAGAAAGGTCAGAACAAAGCACACAAACTTAAAGTTGACTCCAAGCCAATACCAAAAGGTCGTCCACGGATGACCCGTTATGGTCGTGTGTTCACTCCAGCAACCACATTGCAAGCAGAAGCAATCATAGCGCAAGCGTGGAACGGACCAAAGTATGAAGGTTTAGTAGAGGTTGATTGTGTTTTTACACCCGAAGGAACAACAGTAATCGTTACACCAGTAGAAGGAACGCAATCAAAATTGCGTGGCGACATAGATAACTATGTCAAACTATTGATGGACGGTCTTAATGGTGTCGCATGGCTGGATGACAAACAAGTAATTGTAGTCAGAGCAGAAAAGCGATGAGCAAAAACCAGTCAGATTATGATATTCCAGCCCGCAAGTTTGACTTCCATACCGACCTAAAGTTCGGTAAAAAAGGTGAAAAACTTGTAGAGGATTTCCTTGATGCCATGTCTGATGGTTCCTTTGAAGTTAAAACAGACCGATACCGCAACGGGCGTATGGTCCTAGAGATGACTCATAATCCACGCAAGAAACTGGATGATGAGGGTAAACCGTTATGGACCCCTTCGGGGCTTGCCATAACAAAAGCAAAATGGTGGGTATATGTTTATACCTTGGATGGCTCCTTTGTGATAGTTAGCACGGACAGAATCAAACGATACCTAAAAGCCAACAAGGAGAGATTTAATCCCAAGAAATACCACTCTTTCGCATGGTCCTCTAGTAACCCGTCAAAAGGATATTTGCTGGAACCCGAAGATGTTATGGACATGATGATTAACACGGAATACGATGAAGTACGAACCAACCAGTAAAACTGGTAAAACCGAAATAGAATTATTAATGCAACCGTTTTCGGTTACACATGATGAAACCGATTGGGAATTAATTGAACTCATACAAGACTCACTGTCCACGCTAAGCGAAGCAGACCAAGACGCATTACATGGCATATACTATTTGCGTCAAACATATCAGGACCTTGCGAGCGACCTTGGCATCAAAGCCAAGTCGCATGCGTGGAGGAAAGTTGATTCAGCCTTAAAGAACTTACAAAAAGCATTATTGGAAAACGAAAAGTTCGTTGAAAAAATGGGAGAAAAATATGACATCTAAGTATGGTGAAACAGGAACAAGATACGAGATTGGTGAGGGAGAAATTTTTGTTGACGAAAAATTTATTATCTCAACTCTTATGGCACTAATATATGCCATTTCACAATCCGATAAAGAACAAGCCGAAAAAATTGAATATGTAGCAGGGAAATTATATGACGAAATCAAAAAAGTTGAATCTGACGACACTGAACGAACAACTGACATTCCTGCATGAGGAACTAGTACACGCTGGCGCACCAAAAACAGCAATCAGACGGGTTGAGGACATTTCCGTATCTGTTGCATGGTTGGATAAACATGCCAAAAAATCATAATCCAGACTTCAACCCAGATGACATGTCTGAACTTGAAGGTATATTTGCTCAGATGATAGAGGATAACGAAACAGGTTTCGTTATGGAATTTATAATCAGCAAACTCGCTGCCAAAGAACTAGTTGAAGCATGGACCGAAGCGAAGTATGGAAACCCTTCCGCACTCGCATTGTCATGGCAAGAGTACGGTAAAATCATTACCGAACTCGCTCAGGCTTTAGACGACCCTACTTCTTAGGGTTCATTTTGTTTGTTTCAACAAGGTCCTTCAAGTATTGTTTCAACTCTATTGTGCGACCATACGCTTCTGATTCCTGTTGCTGTGGACCAATATAACGAGCAGGAATACCAAACCAGTTAAGAATGTTACCCAACTGGCGTTCCTGATATGAACTCTTACCACCAGTAGCACCACCAGTAACACGGTTCAACTGTCCCAACACAGGTAGCAAGTTCTGTGCAACATACGGTACACGCTCATCCAATAACAGTTCACCCGTCTTAGGGTCAACACCAACAAGAGCGTCCTTACCAATTGCGTTAGCAATTGTGCGTAACACCGTTTTGTCAAGCACACCAGTAGCAGGGGACTGCTTCTCCTTGAACGGACCAACATCAATACCCAACTGCCTGCCAGCAATAAGTTCAAACGGCAACTTTATAACAGGAGCCATCTGACCAACCAACCGTTCAGGGTTCGTAAGTTGTTGCAACTGTTGTTCCAAACGAACCATCGGCAAATCAGGTGTCAAAACCCACTGCCCACCCTCACCATTCACACCGCCAATAGCAATCGGATTATAGTCCGCAATCCACTTCGGCATTATAATGTTGTCACCAACAGGTGAGTTCTCTGTAACTTTGTCATAAATGCTGTACGCCGATGGATGAACCACACGCTCAACCATCTGCAACGGCACATTCCGACTAGTCCAAATCCAAAACGGGATAACTTTGCGTGCGCCCTCATCAAAACCACTCAGGTCGCTATAGTCAAAGTGGTAGCGGTTAATACGAACCACAGCCTCATCAAACGACTGTCCACGCCTGAGGGAATCCAAAGCCATTGGATATCGCACAGCCCGTTCAACAAAGTCGTTCTTTGAACGAATAAACTTTGTTGCCTTGTTGTTCAAAACCTTCTCACCCAAAGTCCCACGAATAGCAGGACTAGCAATGTCATCTGACTGTCCACGACCAGTCGCTGCCGTTGCTTTCCATGCTTCCTCCATAATGGCTCGTTCTCTAGGAGGATATTTGGACAAGAACTTCAACCATGCTTCCTCACCTTGACCCAAACGATAAGCCGCACGGAACCCAAGTTCAATGTCGCTCAGTGGAACGCCAGCGACATGATTCATAAAGGTTGCTGACATGCCGTTACGCATAAAGAAACCAACGGTGCTAGTTGCATAAGTTTTAAAGAACACAACGCTGTAGTCATATGCTTTAATGAATTGATTTTTTGTGATGTTGCTACGCAACTTCTCTAGGTTTGGTTTCCAAACTTTAAGAACTTCCTCAGGCATCATCACACCAAGGTTGGCGATTTCCTCCCACCCTTCAAGAGTGTCGTCAATCATCCGACCAACCAAACCACTACGCATCATGTCAAGAGTTGCTTCAATTCGTGGAATCGTCACAGCCTCATGCACGGCAAGTTTTGCTTCATCCGCCAACAACAATGTTGTTACACGGTCATAAGCGTTACGCAACGCAGGGTCCTGAATACCGCCAACGCTGGCAAGAACACGGTCAACTTTACGCACCCAAGCAGCCGATGCACCAGCCGCCGCACCTTTAGGTGGGCGTGCTGACAACAAAATATGCAAATCCTGAATATCTTTAGCAAGGACAGTACCAGTTGTATTGGACCAGTTTTTCAAAACCTTAGCCTGATTCATCAACATGGCGATGCGTTCTTTATAATCACCAACCGCATCAACCTTTGCCCCACCCTTGGAACCAATTCGTGGAACACCTTCAGAAACATAAACAGATTCAATCTCTTTATCTAACTGTGTTAAAGCGGTTTCATATTTCTTTTCCATACGAACCAGTTCACGCTGAGCATTTTCACGAGTCAAAGTAGTTTTCACACCACCAATATTAATTTCAATAGAATCGGTTCGGCGCAACTGTTCCATAGCGGCTTCAGTTTTCTTTAAACGCCTATTGGCACTGGCTGTTAACCCACCTTTGCGTCCACTAAGTGATTTGAGTTCAGCCCGTGCAGTAGCAGAACCCATTTGTGCGCTTTCCAACGCAATGAGTTCTTCCTCCTTGGCGGCTTTCGCAAGCGAAACCTCCAAAGAAGCCTCCTCATATTCACCGCTAAGGATGCGTTGAACAAACACATTATCTTTAACAGTTTTTACAGGCGCACTCGGACCCATGCTTGGCTGCGGAAAAGTTTCATTATGAGGAAATATAACAGCCCACTCATCAACAGTTTCAATATCATCAACAAGTTCCCGTGGAACCAACAAACCCCTACGACTATTGTTTGGGTTAGTGCTTTGACGAAACGCACTCGCACCCCAAAGTTCCTCCATAACTTCCCTAGCAAAAATGTCCACATCTTCAGGGTCAGCAAGTTCAGGAATCAAACGAATACGCTCATCAATAGCATTAAAGATTGCTTTGATTTCCTCCTCAGAAACAGCCTCGGCAGGGTTAATAGCCCTAGCGTGGAAATATACTGTGTCAACCAAATTTGCAACCTCAGGATAAAACTCTATAAGTTGAGGGTCATATTCACCAGTTTCAACAAGTTGACGATAAGCAACACTGAACTCCTCACCCTCAACCATCAAACCTTTTTGCGTTAAAGCAAACCCCATGTCCTCGCCAAAACTGTCAGGACTAAAATACTCTTGTGCTTGAATAGGGTTACGCAAGTCAACAAGTTCAGTATCAGGAACAGCATCCATTGCCACAGATGATTCAAAGTTATTAAAACCTTCATCTCGTGGTTTAGTGCGGAATACTTTATAACCCGCTTCCTCTGGAAGTTCAATCAAATCACCAGCATCGCCATAAAGCAAACCATCGTTTGCGTATGTGGCGTTCGCTTTAGTTTCAGCAATAGTTGTAAAACCTTGCTCAATGTTTTCAAGTTGATAATACTCATCAGCCTTTTCCGCACGAAGTCGTGCGTACTCAGGACCATCAGGTATAGCGTCAATTTCTGCACGCAACTCACGAATCTTGGTATTGACAACACGCAACTCACGGGTAGCAGGCATACCCTTAGAGTTCATAATCTTTTCAGCCAACCACTCAGGAGTTTTACCAGTCAAAGCAGCAGGATTATGATTAGGAAAAATTTCTAGGTAAATGTTCCGCAACTCAATAGTTGCGGCATAACGCTCAGGATTGTTTATAGCAGCACGAAGGTTAGCAATCTCGTCAACAAGGACAGAATGAATCGTTGCGAACTCTCCACGCTTAGCAACAGTCTTGGTAGCAGCCGAAACATTAGCCTGAGTTAACCGTGCAATCGCTTCATCCAAACGGCGACTAAGAGTAGTGATTTCTTGTGTCGTTAAAGCCTTAGTTTTCAACTGACCAGACAAAAACCGTTTAGCATAATTAGCACCAGAACGAGCATAATCGGTAGCCATAATTTTGTTTTGTTGAATACGATTACGCAAAAATGTTTGTGTTTTCAAAACCTTTGAATACACAAACTCCAGTTTAGTAACCAACTCTGAATCAGGAATAACCTTCTTAATCAAAGGTTGAATAATATCAGCATCACCAAAATCCATTGCCCTGCGGGTAGCGGCTACTCGTCCACGCACCTTATTAATTGAATACGAGTAACTGTCCATGATTGAAACCATGTCGGTTTCAAACCATTTAGCATCAGGGTCACCAACAGCCTTGGCAAATATTTGGTTGATTTCATCAACACTTCCAGTGCGAACTGGTACACCAAAAAATTCCTCAGCAAGGACAAGACCAGTGTCGGGGTCAACATATTCTCCACGCAATTTACGGAACATAATTGCACCAGTTGACTCTGTTAAGTCTCGTGCAGACATGTCGCTGGACTTATAAAGAACTCCTTCACCTTTACGACCAGCCTCAGACTTCAACCATTCCATAGCCTTCTTGCTAAGTTTGTGGTGAACATAATCATCAATGAAACCAATTTCTTTAATGTTTGTTCCAAAGTCATCACCAAATTTAACAATGTCAGCGTTTGCGCTGAGGCGCAAAGTTGACTGCCAATCACGAATGTCGCTCACAAGTTGTTTTAACTCAGGGGTAATAGTTGTCAAACCATCAACAGTTGCTTTAGGCATTTCAAGGTACTTGTAAATGTTTACTGCTTCTTTATCTCGGACAGCACCAGCAACACCTTTAACCCTGTTTACTGTTCCACGACCAAGTAGTTCTTTTTGACGGTCAGCAAAAGCCATTAACGATTGCTTAGCCAAAAACTCAGCACTGTTCACAGTACCTTTATAACTTTTTGTCATCGCAAACTGAACAAGTTCTCGTTTAAGCAAAGCACTATCTGTGATAGTGCGACCAAAACCACTACGCAAACCTTCAACACCTTTAACCGACCTAGGAATCATTGTTTCTAAAGCACGACCAATAGGGTTCGCTGCGATACGACCAGCAGTGTTTTCTATACCTTTACCAGCAAAAACGATGTCACCAAGAAACGCACGACTGCCAGCAAAACCTTTTTCAACACCACCTGTGTATGGGACAATTTTTCCTGCATAACGAATACCAGTAGCAATGCCTTCTGCTTCACGAATAGCCTTAGGTACACCTGACGCACCATAACGAATAATTCGTCCAGCATCAACAGCATCGTCACCATATTTTTCAACCATGCGAACCGCTAAAGCCATGCGACCCGCACGACCCGATGCACCAATTGCACCAACACCAGCATAAGTTAACGGGTCAGCAACAGCCTGAAAGTAAACCGTTTTAATAAGTTTGTCAACAGTGGAATCAAACTGAAATTTTCCTTCAGTGAAAAACGGATTATAATGTTCTTTAGAGGCAGCATTTTTTTTGAATCGTTCCCAACTAGGAATGAACTCCTCTGGATGACTTATAATGTAAGCCTGTTTCTCTGGGTCAACTTTAGAACCATAATCCAACCCAAGGAAATCTGCAATAGTTACAGCAACACCACCAGATTTTTTACCAAGACGCTTTTCCTCTGTACGCAAAGTAGCATAAGCATCAGGTAAACCACTCAACTCAGAAGCAATAGCCATAGAAGTATTAGTCAAAGGTTTAATCAAACCAGAATATTGATTAGCCAAACCAGCAACAGGACCAATAACAGCCTTCTTGGCAGCAGTACCAATAACACCACTAATGTTTCCCCACAAACTAGGTTTGCTTTCACCCTTCTTAGCAATCTGATAAGCCTTAGTAGCAGCCTCCTGCTTTTGTTCAGGAGTCATCTTTGTATCTAAAGCAATCTTTTCCAAAGACGACTGCAACGCTTTGTCCAAGTCATCCCTGTTTGGGGTTGGTGAACCAGCAGCCTGCGGCTTTATGCTTGTACCAATTTGCATTTTGCCTTGAACGGCATTAGGCAAATTAGATAAAGGACCTCTGGTTACAGCCATAACTCCCTTTATTTCTTATTCTTTGTTGCTACCCATTGAGTACCACTCCACTCCCAGTGCATACCTTGACCAGCAGGTGTGCTAGGTTTAGCAGGCTTCTCAGGTGGTGGAGCATACTTGGCTGTAGTGTCAGCCTGCATTTCAGTAATCTTTGCCAACGCATCAGCATACTGACCCATAATGTCACCCTCAGTATTAGCACGGTTAGTTGCCAACTCTGACAACTGCTTACCAAACGCAGACTCAATACCACTAGAAATTTCAGGTTGACGCTGACCCAAATATTGGCGACCAGCCATAGCCGAACCACGACCAGAGTTACGCAAACTTTCCAACAAGTTTGTTTGAACATCACCATAACGACTAGCAGACTGCTGTTGCAGTTGCGTCATAAAGTTATTCAACGACTGGTCCATAGCGGACTGCTGTTGCACAGCACCCTCACCAGCACCCTGCTGACGCAAAGCCTCCAACAAAGGATTCTGCAAAGCCTGCATGTTAACAAACTGTGTATTAGCGTATGCGCTTGTTGGTTGAACACTTGACAAGAAATCCTGTTCAGCCTTAGTAATATCGGCTTGTCCTTGCCCAATCATTGATTCAAGCAAAGCCAACTGTCTTGCTCGTTCATCATCAATGTTTTTTTTCTGTGGGTCATAAACATCAGCAATACGACCCTCAGCAGCAGCCTTAGCAGCCTCAGCACTTGCTTTATAATCTGCAATTGCTTGCATGCCAGAGGCATAAGCAAGCGCACGGTCCTGAGCCTCTTTCAAAGTCTTGTCTGCAAGCGCTTTTGCTTTAGCATCAGCAACCGCTTTAGCCTTATCAACTGTTGCTACAGGGGCATCAACAACTTTACCAGTTTTAATGGAAGTTCTAGCACCTTCAGCACCAATGCGCTGAGTTGGTTCAGAACCCATTACACCAGCCTGCTGCATGTTTTTTATTGCGCCTGCATCCATCATACGCATTTTTTCCCACTCTGGGTTAGCCTTTTCTGTGCCACTACGCTGTGCGGCAGCCAACATACGGTCTGCTATCTGCTCATCCGATTCCCGAACCAAACGACCATTCACATAAATAATACCCATAACGCTCCTAGTAACTACTGAAAGCACGCAACTGTGTTGCGGCATTTATAATGTCACGCTGCTTCTGCAAACGCTGTTCAGCCAAATATGATTCCAAATCAGCCTGCTGCATAGACTCATCCATAGCAATCTTATTCAACTCATCTTGCATGGACATCTGTTCAGCACCCAAACGGGCTTGAATACCAGCCGCATAGTCCTCTAAACCCTTGCGAGCGATACCTGACTGCACATTAGGTCCAGCCAAACCACGGCGACCATAAGCACTAACCTGCGGGTTGAACCCCTGTATGCCAGCCTTGGTAATGTCAGCGATGTTGCGTGAGCCACGCTGTTGACCCAACATAGCAGCCTGCTGGTTTGCTATAGAACGCTTCTGTTTCCTAGCAATCTGAGCAGCCTCGCTAAGCCCAAAATCCTGATTATATGCGTCCATCATGCTCACATTAATACCTCGTTTGTTCCTTATAACCCAAGGTGTTTCTATCTTTCAAAACATCTATTTCGTTTTGCATCCGACCCAGTTCAGCCTGAAGTGACGAAAAGATGCGTTGAAGCGCATCTTTATCGGTCCCTACTAGCACGGACAGGAAAGGTGTTTGCCAGCCGACTTTCATCAGCCAAAAACCTGTGAACCCAAAATGATTTGGTCGCTGTCACCAGAAGCAGTCAAAGCCGTCACGGTGGCTGCCGCTAGTTTGCTATAAACAATTGACCCATCATCAAGGTTTGTCCCTGCTGCTAATGCTTCAACAAAAGTTTTAACATCATTAAAGTTTGTGTTAACTTCTGTAGCAATGGCAGGTGTGCCGTTGGTGAAACTGTTTGTAATACTGAGAGTTGCCATAAATTAACCTTTAATCCTTCGTGCCTGATATTTATAACCGATGCTGTTTATGCCCCACTTTTTGCTACTAGGACCAACAAATTCCAACTGAATAGACCGTGCCAAACCAAGGTTGCGTCCAGCGATAACCTTGGAACTAGCAGCACCACTAGCCCAATCCTCACCCCACAAACCAGAACCCCAAAGCAACGATGTTGTTGGTGGTGTTTGTATAATGCTAAAAATCTTTCTTTCATTACCTTCACCCTCGGTGAAGTCGTGATAAACTTTTACCGCAATGCTCTGAGCAATGTCGGCTTCTTTAACAACAAAGTCTGGGCGGCGAAACATTTTCTTTTGCATATAAGACCCACCATCAAACCAGCGTGTCTTATAATATGATTCAAAAGCGGTGCTGGTTCCAGAAATGTTATCTGATTCATCGTTGAACATGTCAACCTTCAAAACATATGCTTGCGTTGGATGACACAGCAAACGGTAATCTGCTTCAGTTGAATCAGTCCAATTACATCCGCCAACCAAACCATAACCATCATGGCTGGAAAACATTGTGTAAACACCACCACGAATAGTTGGGTCCAAAACAAAGTTAACCGTAGGCACAGTAACAGTTGTTTCCTTAGAGTATGGTGCAGAAACCCACACACGGCGACCAACCCAAGAAACGCTGATTGATTCATGGTCGGCAGGGTTAATATAGTTCAAGTCAATAGCAGTACGAAGGTTGTCAAACATGTCTCTAATGGATGCACCATTATAAAAATATAATCCTTGGTTGTGACTAAACCAGTAAACACCATCATCTGCCTGTGCAATAGCATGGTGGCTTATACAACCAAGACGGTTTGTTAGTTCAACAACTTGAAAGTTGTCACTAGCGTAACCAAAAATTACATACACAGCGTTAGGTTTAAAAACAACTAATTGTCCTGATACAACAGCCATACCTGTGATACCGTTGCCGCCGCCAACGATATCAAAATAATCATCTTCATCCCAGTTTTCAGGGGCGTTCTCCAAAGACCAACGCAAACGGTTTGGATAATATGTTCCAGCCTCAGTCGTATTAGCAGCCCACATTTTGTTAGCGTGGACAATAAGGTGTTCTGCTGTCGGCATTTTGCGTTGACTAGCGTCAGGGGTTGTTTGCCAAGCATGAGGTGCAGTACCTGATGCTGTTAACGCTGTAGCATATGTGTCAGTGGTTTTCCACACATAACCACCACTACCGCTACGACCAGTAGCAAGATACATGCTGTCAGCCCACTGTGCCATACAAAAACCATGAGGGCTAGCGGAAACAACATCATTGCCTGACGAGTATTGGAGGGTAGTAAAGTTTCCGCCAGTTGATTTATAAACTTTGGTGCTGTTAGCCAACAGGATTGTTGGCGTTGCACCTTGAAATGGATACAACTTTTGTGGACTCCAAGTACCCGAAACTGCTGTCGTGTTTAACCGTTGGTAACCACCACGACTAAATACACCACCTCGTGGGTCAATCTCAACATTCAACATGTCAGGTGATTCAAAAGTTGACAACTGGAATTGGTCTGCACGGAAGTTCAGTCCACCAGTAAAATCACTTACCTCGGTAATGTTTAATCCAGCCATTATTGGTTATCTTTCAAACCTTGCCCCATGCGTGTCATCCAACCGTTAAAGGTTGGACGACCAGTGGTACGACCAGCAGACAACACCAAGTTAGCGTGACTGTTTGGTGTCATCACAGACTTAACAGCCAACATAACACCCTCATCAAAAGACCGTTTATAAACATCAGCCATAGCGACATCCTCTAAACGCTGATACACACGGCTACAAGCATAATAAACTAAAGAAAAATGCAAGTTCGCACTAGCGTCAACATAACCACCATCAGTAACCCAATCAATAGGTTCACGATAACCACGGACAGTCAAAGTACGAGCATTGTTTGGTTTAGGAAACAAATGAATGTTGCCATTCCAAATAGAATAAAACAATGGGTCACCACTCGTGTCATACGCACCAATATAGGTGCTTTCAGCCTCATCATGTGAAACCATGTCCAAGCGCAAACCAATACCCGTGTTATCCACAATAGACACAATCTGCGACATAGGGTCAGCGGTAAAAGCACTAATAGGGTATGCCCGTTGCTCAGCAACAGTATTAAAAGTAAACGACTTCTCTAGGAAGGTCCAACGCTTCTCAATGTCCAATATACGGTAGTAGCCGTCACGGATATAAAGGTTTAGCAACGAATCGGGTAAGTCCTCAGAGTCAAGGTCCGTTATGTCTCGTACTGTTTGACGCAACGATGTTGCGGTCATCTGGGCATAAGCCATTATGCCTCCTGTTCAGATTTGATTTTCTTTAAATGCCCTGCACAAAACGACTGTCCACGCACCTTGTTTGCACCACAAGTATCATCGTTTCCAGAGCATTTGTCACCACGACCAATATAAGGTCCACTAGGGGCAGCAATACGGGAACCAGCAACCGCCGCAAGGCGGTAGCCAGTTAAAGGTGTTCCATAATAGGATTGAGCAGGGACAGCGTTATTGTTCATCACTCATAGGGGAATTGTTCCCCAAAAGCATCAACCGCCCTGTAATTGCATCAACAACAGTTCCATCGGAGAATAAGTATAATCCGTTGAACCACTGTTAGAGCCAGCAACCTGACTTCTCAAAGGCTTAGACGACCCAAGGATGTCCAACAACATCTTTGTTTCTTTATCAATGTTTTTCAACTTTTTGGCAGCCTTACCAAAAGGTAGAAAGTTTATGGCAGCCCACATAGGGTCTAATTTCTCAGACTTACCTTGAACCAGTCTTTGTGCTTCGCTGGCTGGAGTAAACCAGTCAGCCAAAAACTTTGCTGTTTCATAATCGGTTTTAACCTTAGTATTATACGCATCGGCAACAACACCAGAATAAGGCGCAGCCTTAGACTGATACCCGCCACCCATCACACCCATAACATCTTGACTAGTTAACTTGCCCTGAGACAAATTAGTAGCAGCCTTAACCTTAGGTTGATTCAGAAACCCCAATAGGTCACCGATATCAAAACTAGGTTTCTGTTTCTTAGGCTTAGCCACAACTACTTCTTGTTGTCTCGTGGCTTCTTACGAGCGTTCTTAGCACGGTTTTCAGCAGCCTTCTTACGGGCATCAATACGGTCAGGCGCATTACGCCCACCAGATTCAGTAAACGCTTTTTTGCGTTCAGCACGAAGGCGAGCAGCAGTCATAGCGGCAGTTTCATCAGCAGATTGCTTTGCACCCTGACCCTTAAACTTACTGTCCATGCCACGCAAAGCCTTTTCTTCACGCAAACGCTGTGTAACGCTTTTGGCGTTACCAGCCCTTTCCTTCGCATAACGCTCAGCACCAAGTTTCTTGCTCCACTCAACACTCAAAGCATTTTTACCTGATGCCATTTTTGCTGAATCACTACGATAAACCTTTTGCAAACCTTTAAGTCTGTCAACCTCTTTTATTGCTTTTGGTGTACCTTTACGAAGCAATCCCAAAATCTTTTTGGCAATATCTTCTTCAATACCCTTAGGTTTATTAGCCTTCTTAGCAGCCATAACTAGTAGTCGCCCTTGCTGTTACGCAAAACATAATCCTTATAATCTTTAGTCATACCACCCTTGGACTTGTAAGGATTCTTTTTGTACATAGGGTCAGGAATATCATTGATACCCTTCTTCACAACTTTTTTACTTTTTTTAACACCAGAAACAACTTTTTTAACCAAAGGTTCAATAATATCATCAATACCCTTGGTATGTCCTACACGGGATTCAATAGCAGGTTTACGCATATTAACTCATGCTCCCATACTCTGCTTTACGCTGTGCTTTAGACTCAGACTTCTCATGTGCCTTACCAGAACTATGCTTTTTTTTGCTATATAAACCTGCGGCAGTTACTGTCCCTGCCTTAGGTGTTGCATCAGCGTGACTGGACAAAATCTTGTACTTTACTGGCATAAATACTCCTAGATAGAGAAATGGTGGGGAGTTTCTGCTCCCCACCATTATCAATTTGTTCCCTGATGGGAAATTACTTGCGGTAGATTGATACCGTGTCTGCTGCGGTGAAAACAGCAATATATGATGCTGATGAAGCGGCTGCAACTGAAAAAGTTGCTGCTACACCAACAAGCGTCACACCCGAAGCACCAGCAGTAACCACGATTGGGTGAGTTGCTGCTGCCACATTGACAACAGTAAACTCAAACGAGGACCCTACTGCTTCATCGGTAAATGCTGTACCCAACTGTGCGCCAGTTGGCGTAGTCAAAGTACGGCTTGCTGTTGGTGTCATCGTGTAAACAACCTGCTGTGCGGCAGCAAGAGTATCTGCTGACATAACTGTTGCAGCGTCAGTAGCGGCAACAACAGTTGCCTTTTCTACTTTGGTTGCCCAGTCAGCAAGACGAGTACGGTCAATTGCACCATTTGTGTTTGAAATAAGTGGCATTTTATTCTCCTAAATTTTTGAATTTTGTGTTTTTTTTATTATGACAATGGGGGCTTGCGCCCCCACCATCGGATTGGTTAACTAGGCTGTCTTAGCCGTCAACTTGCCTTGCTTGTTAGCGTTGCGGCAGGTGAGGTTACCGTAGCACATGATGAGTGCATAACGGGCATCCAAGTCCTCTGGTCGCACAAAGTCTGTTTGTGAGAACCACTTGCCTGAATGACCAACCAAGGTTAGGTACTTGCTGTTCAAGAAGTACACAACACCTGCGGTACAATGCTCATCGTAAACAACAGGAGCAGCCTTGAACAACAGGTTCTGGAATCCAGCATCTGCGGTCTTGGTGTCGGTGTAACGCAACTGTGGTTGCAACAATGCTTCGTACTTTTCAAACAGAGTCTGGGTTGTGAGAACCATGTCTGGGTGGTCGTTACCAACAGAAACGGTGTTATAAGCAGTTGACAACTGTGCAAGGGTCAACGCTGTTGCAGTGTTTTCCTCATATGACTTCCAGTAGTCGTTACCAGTTGTTGCACGGTTGATACCGCCAACAGTTCCTGATGCTTCAACGATGTTTCCAAGACCGTTCCAGTCCTTGCCGCTGTTGCCAGTTCCATCACCAAAGAACATCTGGTTGAAACCCTCACGCATTGATTCTTCAGCCTGCATGATTTTGGCTTCCAACAAGTTGATGATTTCTTGTTCACCGTTGTTCTTGGCTTCTTCAATACCGCTAATTGCAATTGATGCAGCGTACTGCTTCCACTCGTATTCAGCAGCAGTGATGCCAGTTTGTGCGGTCAAAGCAATTGAGTCATAACCACTGTATGATTTAACTGTTGAACTTGTTCCGTAGATAAGTGGCTCAACAATCTTGGTTCCACCGTTAAGCATGCGGATGCGACCCTTGTCCTGAAGGAAGTAGGTCAACGGGCGTGCCGTAAAGATGTTGTCCGTGAGTTGGTCACGATAGTTTGCGAGCGTTGTACTGAGCAACGCATCAAAGTTTGGGTTAGACATTATGTTCTCCTAAAAGAATGTAGTAGTTTTTATTTTGCGCCCATAGAACGCTTGGCGGCAGCCCAAGCCTCAGCGACTGATGTAATAGGCTCAAAACTTTCACTAGTTGTAGATGCCGTAGCGGATGAACCACCCGATACCACACTGGCTTGCCTTTTGGATTCCAACAAAGAATTTTCTTTTTGTTGTTGGACTTCACGGGCTTGCCGTTCTAGTTCTGCTTTTGCCATCATTTTATCAAACGCAATCTGCTTGTATGTGCCTTCCAAATCCGTTGAGTTCACCCGCAAAGCGGCTGTAACAACTTCATTGATATTGAAATCCTCATATTTGGACTTTAGTCGTTGAACTTCACGCTCAACTTCCTGTTTGGATTGATAATCCTCAAACGATGCAAGACGCTTGTCAAGTTCCCGATACTTTTGTTCTGTAGGGTCCAAAGAATCAAAATCTTCACCATCGGCAATCATTTCGCTAACAGCCTGACGGCTGATACCATAATGTTTGCTCAATAAATCAATCGTGGCGGCAGGGTCATTATCTAAAGCCGATTGAAGTGCAGTAGCAAATTGAAACTGTTCTTTTTGCTGTGCAAGTTCTTGCGTCTTACGAGTATAATCTGCTTGGCGTTGATAACCAGCGAGTGCCTCACTTAGAGGTACTTCCAAATCCTCACCATCTAATTTGATTGGAACTCTATAATTAGAATATTCCTCAACAGATAAAACTGGTGTATTCGGGCTTTCTGAAACACTTTCTGTAACGGGTGACCCTTCGGGTTCCACAGACGGTGTTGTTACGAGTTCATCACTCATTATGTTATTTCTCCTAGAGTCCTAGTTGGTTGCTCTACATATGAAATTGCTGTTCCTTTATGCCATTGGTGGCATCTGTCCTTGCTGTGCAAGCATTGCTTGCAACATGGCAGGGTCACCAGTTAAAGGACCTGCACCTTGTTCAGCAGGGACAGGAGGGGGTCCTTGTGGCGGCATTGGAGGTGCGCCAGCACCACCCATGTCAGGACCCATAGCAGGTGGGGCTTGTTGAGCCAAGAACTCATCAGGATTCTTAACACCAAAGCCCTGTTGTAGCACATAGGCGGCAAGTTTTGCCATATCTATAATTCCTGCTCCAGCAAACGGAGCCATAGCGTCAACCATTTGTAGTGCCATTTGTCGGCGGAATGATTCGTTATGTGGCTGTGTTGAACCAGCAACTACTTCAAAGTCAAAATCACCTTCCAAATAGTCACGGTCAAATTGAACCCAAACAGGCTCACCATCTTTACCAGTAATACGGGCTACCTGTTCACCTGACATGTATTGTCTGGCTAGTGCAACCATGCGGCGACCCACTTCGCTGATGGCTTGTTCAACCATTGCTAGTTTGTCTGCTGTTCGTGCGTTGCTTGCATCCTGCACCAAAGCGGATTCGGTTGCGGTACGGCGAATTTCGCTTGTACCGCCACGCTGAATTTCTGACACACCAGATACACGGTCAATGTCAGCAATGATGGTTGAGGTTTGGTCATAGAAATCTGGTGGGTTAATCAAAGCAGGGAAGTTTGCTACCACACCACTCAGGGCTTCATCACTAATGACTGGGACCATTACATTGTCGTCATCAGACTCCAATGCTTGGCGACCCATACCATCAAACGCTGATTCCTTATATAGGTATTTGCGTGAATACTTTTTACGGTGATTCATCATTTGGGTGCGGGTTTCGTTCAACTCTTTTTGCAAAGGTTCAATTGATTCCAAATCGCCAATAGGATAAAAATGGTCGGGGACATCATAGTTACGCAACATAACAAATGGCTGACCAAACGAGTATGGCATTTTTGTTGGGCGAACTAAAAAGTTTTCTGCACCCTCACAGAATACGCTCATTGATTTTCCAGCAACATCATAAAACTCAAAAATTTCGGCGTAGCCTTCATTTTTGTCGTTAATCTTTTTGCGACTTGGGTCATCGGCATAACGGCTGACAGCCATAACTTGCACTTCGTCCCTAGCAACTTTGGAGTAACGCTTGTCATTTTTTACATCACGGATTGGTCGGCGGATACGCTGAGCAATCCATTTGATGTCACGCATACTGGTTGCATCTGGGTCAACAAAAACATCCATGGGGCTGACACGCTCAGCAAAAGGGCTATCCTCTAGGATTACTGTTGTGGATGTCATTTCTCCACCCTCTACAGGGTCAGAAACTTCTGTATCTTCTCCAACTACTTCTTCTTCAACAAAACGGTAACCACTCTTAATCCAGCCATGACCCATAATCAATGAGTCTTTTACTGCACGGCGGAACTCGGTACGAATATCACGATGTTTCCACCAATAGTTTACAACGGCTTCAGCAATAACTGCGTTGGCAGCGTTTTCTGGTTTAACAGAGTTTACAGCAATCTTTGGAAAGTTTACTGAAATGTTTGGGGCAATAATGTTGATAGTTGCAAAAGCAATATTAACCAACAGTCTGTCCTCATCACGATAGTCCTCATATTGATGACCTTTATATAGGTCTGTGAGTCTGCGCCAAACTTCATCATAACCTTCGTCTTTGCGCCAACGCTTAGATGATTCCAAGCGTTGCTTGTACATTTTTAGTTGGTCTGCTGCTGATTTCTTAGCCATTTATTTTGTGTCCTTTTGACCTTCATGCCAACCAATATGGTTGTCAAGTTTGCTACCTATTTTGTCAACCTTAGACCCGATAATCCGAAGAAGGACTTGTCCTTGTGCGTGTTGGTCGGTATTTTCTTTACGAAGTTTTTGTAAGACCACCACGACTGGTCCCATGATGAGCGCAACGATGATTGGGACCCATACGGATGAAAGCATGATTCATTACATCCAGTTCGTGACTGGTTCAGCGTTATACCCGTTGATTTTAGCCTGTTCCACAGTTTGACGCTGACGCTCAGCAATAGTAGGACCATGAAAATCTTCTTGACCATAAGTGAATCCCAATCGGACGGTTTTGATATGACATGCAAAACAAACTTCACCTCTGCGGGGAAGTTCATCTGAAGCAAAGGTTTTGTCACAATTTGTGCATTTAAACATCATAATAGTACTGAATCTGTTCCTAAGGTTAAAAAGGTGTTCGTTTTCTTACATTATGAGAACCAAGAAACATCCGATTTTCACCCTGCCCGCTAAATAGGTGTTGTTCCCACCACATCAAACTGTTTTTAGGCAAAGAAATATTACCACGATATTCAGGTAACCAAACATATTTCAACATTTGGTTGGCAATAGCCAAACTAATAATTCTGTCGTCATGTGGACTTCCAGACATACGACCATTTTCCTTGCGAACAAATGTTCGCAATTCACCCAATGTCTTAGAACACAATATAATTACACCCTCATCACGAATAGCGGCACTCAGTTCATCAATAGCCAACGGCTTGCTAGAGGAAGTAGTACGCCAACCTAACACATCACTAGGGTCAGCACGGACAGCATTGAGGCGGCGTTGTTTATAAAGATTCTTATAACCATGCTTTTGTGCAGCCTTCAAAGTTGTTAGACCGTGGTTGTTGCTTTCAATACCCAATAGACCTGTGTTATACCACCAACCAATTTCAGCCAGAAGTTCACCAAACAAGTCTGGTTCAATATGTCCATGCCAATGAGCAACCACTAACCCTGTGGCTGCGTCAACTACATGGGCGGAACTGTAGTCACCATAACTGAGTCCTTCAGCGACATCGGCTCCAATCACATAGGTTCCACCACTCTCAGGATATGACCAAACTTCTAGTTCACCATTTTCTTGAAAACGGAACTCACCATTACCATCAGAATATAAATGATAATAACCAACATGACCATCTTCTGGTTGCATATTGTTCAACATGTCAATATCAAAAACGGGATTACCTGATTTGATGAACGCTTCTTCAGGGAAGCGTGGATACTCTTGGTGCATTTGCCAAGATTGCATGTTACGGCTTTTAGCCTCATACCAATCTTCACCACGCTCACCATCGGCATCCCAAGGATAAAAAATTCCTTTGAACTTATTTGACCCTGTTTGTGAACCAACCCATAGTTGATGAAAAAAGTTTCCCGAACCATTGGCAGTGGACAAACCAACAACACGACCACCGACATCGGTAATAGGTTCAATAGAAGCCCACGCTTCTTCAGGGTTGGGCAAAAACGCCCACTCGTCCACAATAACTAAATACACTGATTCACCACGAGCAGGGTCGCTGCCCGATGGTAGCGACTCAATAGCAGACTCGTTGTCAAACATCATTTTAAGTTGATGGTCAGTAGTTTGCCTAGGTCCACGCTCTTTCATCCACTGTGGAATAAAACGATAACCATACTTACTTTTAGCAAGCAACTTTACAGACTCACGCTCAGTGCGGGACAACATAACAACAAAACGGTCAGGTGCAAAAAATACTAACCAAAAAGCGTATGCAGCAGCCAGAGTGGAGAATCCAATCTGACGGGCTTTCAATACAATTGTGTAACGCTCGGACATCCAAGTTTTAACTGTTTCAACTTGTGAATCACGCAAGTTAAACTTTATACGACCCTTTTCAGGATGTTTAATACACCAAAAAGTTTCACAAAAATATGTGAAAGCCTCTAGTTGTTGTTCAATTGTTGCTTTTTCTGGACCACGACATTTACGCCATTCTTTCTCATTTATGAGAGCATTTAAATCCACTTAGGTTCACCACCCCATGGACCAAAACCATCCCCATAACGACTGTTGGCATAATCATAAATAGCCATAAAGGCTTTAGCAGAAACAATAGGATTATAAAGTTCGTGACACTTTTCTAAAATACCAGCATCTTGAAGGAAACCTTGTTTTGTGTATCGGTTTGGTTTACACCAAAACTTGTTGATTTGGAACAAGCCAACCGACCCACCATTAGGGTCCAAACGGTTAATGTTTTTAGGTTCACATCTGGATTCACGCCACATAATATAATCTACTTGGAGAATCATTTTATTGCTATCTGCAATAATGCGAGTAATGTCCTCCATTTCTGGACACCTAAGGTCCAATGGTTTCTTTGCAGAAACACTGGACGGTGAAAAAAACATGCCTATAATTAATGAGATAACAAAAAATTTCCTCATAATTTCCTATCTGTGCAAACAATTGCACATCGGGGATATTACTTGCTAGATTCCTTCCAAGCCACAACGGCTTCAGGTGTAGCATCACCTGCAACATAACGAATATGCCAAGGTTCGTCAGGAACTACTTCCCAAGACCAACCAAATTTGGCAATGTTATTAAACATCCATTCCAAAATCTTACCATTAGCACCAGCAACATCCACTGCAATACCCAACATATGTTTAGAACAATTCTTTGGGTCATCATTAGGAGCCGCTAAAGGTGCAAAACCTTTTTTCAAAAACCATTTAACACCATCCCAAGTGCGTGTTATTGCACCTTCAATAGGTTCCTTCTGGTATCTTTGAACAAAACCTGCTGTCTGTTGTGCAATACTGCGGAACATGTCCCCTGCGCTACTGGGAGATAACTTTATGCCATCAACCTTAGCAGCAGCAACCATTGCTTCCCACGCATCAGCCGCACACAACTCTAATTTACCACCACCCGAAACCTTGCGAAGCATGCTAGGGAGAACCTCAGACGGTTTTTTACCTTTTAGATGCTGACAAGATTTGACGGGGGTGATAAACAATTTCATTACTTTGCTACAGCCTTAGCAACTTTCTTGGCTGCAATCTTTGCTGGTGTTGCACCAAACGCTGCATCAATTTCATCCTTCGTCAGGACACCATCAATGCTCGCCTTTGCAAGACCTTCCGCAACCTTGAAAATGGATACTGCGCCAGCGATAAGAGCCGACTTCCATACTTCTAGGTCTGGAGCAATAACAGCAGCACCAGTCACCACGCCAAGGGCGTTGGTG